CTGGGGTTGCAGGCGATGAACAACTGCTCGCCGTCGTCCACCATGCTGACCGGCCCGCTGCCGTCGATGTAGCCTAAAAACGACGTGTTGTAGTTGCCGTCGGCCCGGTACAACTCTCCGCCAGACGCAACATACAAGTAGTCGCCAAACTTCCACAGCCCCCGTATCGGTCCTTGGCCGACTGGGAACACTTGCCGCAAGCCAGCGCACCGCTGCAGGAATGCCGGTTCCTTGCCGCCTTCCAGCACAACTTCCGGAAACAGGTTCACCATGCGGCTGTCCGCAGCATTGACGCTGCGGGCCACATAGCTGGAGCCGAGGATCGGCGTTTTCATCAGTAGTTGCCGGCGTACACGTTGAACCGCTGGCGAGTAGCCACCAGCGAGTACGGCAGGCTCATGATGTCGTCAGGGTTGTTGATGCGCTTCAGGTTGCGCTTGGACGTCATGGCGATGCGCTGCACTTGCTGGCTGGGCTCAACGCCGAACTCAGGCGCGATCTCCATCGCCAAGTTGTAAACGAACGCCCGCAGATAGCCTGGCGGGAACGTCAACTCGGTGGCCAGCGTTGCCGGCTGCGTCAACTCCTCAACCGAGATGAAATGCCACTCCAGCAGCCGCGTGGGCACCGGGTAGATGTACATCTCAATGTTGGGGTAGGTCATGTTGACCCACAGCACCTGCGGGTACGTTGACGTAACCGTCTTGACCGCAATCCCGTTGTATTGCTGCTGGTTGATGATCTTGATGCCGAAGCTGACGTTCGTGCTGGGGTCGCGGAAGTACGTCGCGTCGTCCAGCAGAATGGGCCTGTTGCCCACAAAGTCGCCCGTAGGCCCCAGCGTGCGGCTGATCGTGCTGGTGGGCCAACTGAAGACTTGATCCTGCGTAGAGAACACCGACAACCGTTCGGTGTTCCACGATTCGATCATCTGGTTCAGCGCCGTCAGCGAATCCTGCATGACGGCGGCAGAAGACGTTTCACCCTCTGCCAAAACGCCCAGCAGACGCAGGGCGCGGTTGATCTGGTCACCCGCGGTGGTGGACATGCTCGGGCTCCTTGCGACGGCGGCGGCCCAGCGTGTTCACGGGCGGCGCGGTGTCGGGTTCATCCTTGGTGCCGGGAGTATACCGCTCCCATCCGCTACGCTCATCGTAAGCCGCTTCCATTTCCAGCGTGGCGATCTTGGCGCCATGAATGGGGTGACGCAGATAGATGTTGGGCATAGAGAAGACGGGGGCCGAAGCCCCCGTTTTGCTTACGAAGCCATCACAACCCAGTCGGTGCCATCGCACACCAACATGGCCCAAGCACCTGCGGTGCCGGCGAGGATTGCCGTACCGGCGGTATTGGAGTTGATCGGCTTGACGTTGGACGACGCAGACACGACGGTCTGGGCGGCAATCGTCTTGATCCACACCACGCGGCCAGTGTTGGCCGAAGCAGTGGGAAACGTGACGGTGATGCTGCCCGCGCCGTTGCAGACGACGAAGTTTTCCGTGTCAGCCAGAGAGAACGAAGCCGTCTTGGTGACGGGCGCGTTCAAGTCCAGTTGCGTGCCGTTCAGAGCGCCCGTGACCGCGACCGAAGCGCCAGTGATGGCGCCCGTGACGGTCACGCTCTCGAACAGCGGGTCGGCGTAGGCAACGCCGATTGCTTTGGTATCAGGCATGATGCTTCCTTATCAGGCCACGCGGTACAGCGTCCAAGCACCCGCGGCGCTCTTGCGAGCAACCATGCTTGCGCCGGTCGTGACGGGGATCGTCATGGTCAGCGAACCCGAGACAGTCCAACCGGTGCCCGCGGCGATGATCGCGGTAGCGGAAGACGTGCCGAGGTTGACCACACGGAAGGTGAACGTGGTGCCAATCCGGTCAGAATTGATCAGCACGTTTTCCAGGTCCGTGACCGTGGGCAGCGTGTAGGTCTGGGCCGCGGCAGTGACGCCGCTGTTGGCCAAGATCAGACCGTTCAGCACTTGCGCGGGGGTCAGGGTTGCAGTAGCGGTAACCGCCACCGGATCTGCGGTCAGGTCAATGAACGGGTCGTTGACGTTGCCGTCACCAAGCTGGTAGCCACCAGCGCCATTAGGGAGAGCCATGATGAGTTCCTTTCAGATGAAGTTCAGAACGGGGGCCGCTATACGCTTAGCAGCCCCCGTTTCGGTTTAGCCCCAGAGACGGCAAGCCATCTGCGGGCGGATCACGCCGTAGCCGTACAGCACGTCGATCCGGCAGGGCATCCGGTCGTTGTTGATGTCGTACTGACGCACGACACGCAGGCTGATGCCGTTGTGGTTGGCACGGCTGGCCATGTCCACGCCTTGCGGCAGAAGCAGGTCGGCGGTGGCAAACGTGATGGCGTCCTTGTGGTAGACCAGGTTCTGCGGGTACTGCGTGGACGCAGCGCCGATGAACGTGACCGTTTGGCTGTTGGCCGGCAAAGAGCTGACGGTGGCCAGCGCGTGGCTGGCCGAGTACATCGGAGCAACCGTGACCGTTGCCGCGCCGCCCGATGCAGTCACGTTTGCGAGCGCAACAAACTGGAACAGCGAGCCAGTGGACTCGCGGGTCTGCGGGTTCACCGCAAAGCAGCCCGCCACGGTGAACACGTCGCCAGCAAGAACGGTGTTGGTGCTACCCAAGCCGGTGAGCGAGATCGAAGTCGCGCCTTCGGTCGTCACTGCCGCCGCCGTCGTGCCGTTGGTGCGCGAGCCAGTCGTGAACTGCTTGATGGACTGGCTCATGTTGACTTCTTCGAAGCCCAGCACGCCAGTGCCCATCATGCCGTTCTTGAACTGCTTGCTGATGGTGTCCGTCGGATTGAACAAGCCCTTCATGCCTTCCACCAGACCAGCGTTCGCAGCGGGGTTGACCGTTGCGTACCGCGGCGACATCACAGCGGCGTTCTCGTTGAGCTTCTGCTGAGCTTGCAGCAGAACCAGCGAGGTGGCCGGCGTGGTGCCGGGCGTGCCGACAGAGTTGCCGATCTTGTTGAACGCGTTGGCCACGTCAGCGTCGATGCTGGCAGCAAGCTGGCTGATACGAGGCTTCAGCACACGATCCGCGAAGTCGTCCAACTGCATCGTCAGTTCGGCGGACGTGAAGTTCACGCCGATGTGCTTCTGCGAGGAGACGGTCAGGGTCGTGAACTGCTCGTTGTCGTCCTGCACTTGCAGGGCGGCGCCGTCAGTCACCAAAGCGCGGTCAGGCAGGCGGATGCGCAACGTGGAGCCGATCTTGGCTCCTTCGACAGCGAAACTGTCGTCGTACTGGCGATTCACGTTGCGTGTGAGCACCAGGTTGTTTTCCAGAATCTCCAGGGCTTTCCTGGTGATCATGTCAATGGTCAGAATGCTATTGGCCACAGCGGGCTCCTTTCAAATTTAGCGATTTGCCTGAGCCTGCATCTTTCGCATCTGTCTTGCTCGTTCGGCTTCAATCCACTCCGACGTACTCATGTTCTTGATGGAACGCGGGTCAGTCGTGTCATACGACGGGTTGTTGCCGCTGCGTGCGGTGACGGGTGTGATCGGTGCTGGTGCAGACGTTGAACGTTTGACGGGCGGGTTGTCGGCCAGTTTGGCTTCGATCTTCCCAATTTCCTTGGCTTGCAGGATGGGCGGTAAGCGAGCGATACGTTCCGTTTCCTTGACGTTGGTGCCGAGGTAGTACGCTACGTCGGGGCCAATGTCAGATGCGCGGATGGTGTCAGCCATGACAGCCGTGATGGGCAGCTTAGGGTTGTAGGCGACCTGTTCAAAGTCGTCGTACTTTTCCCTGGCTTGCTCCTCGCGGTCGTGATAAGCCTCCAGCAATTCGGCTTGCTGCTTCTGCATCTCCCGTTGCGCCAGTCGCTGCTCGACCTTCTGATCGGCCAACGCTTCCGCGTAGGCTTCAGTCGATTCGAACTGCTCGGCAGACGGTAGTTGCTTGGGCTGCTCGGCCACGGGCGGCTGTGCCCGTTGACGCTCCCACTTACGCTGCTCTCTATCAAGCCGTTTCTTGACAATGGCGTCCAACTCCTCTTGAGTAAACGTCTTTGCCTGTTGTTCGACTTCCGGCTCAGTGCCCTGTTGTTCAACAGGACTCGCTTCCGTAACTGCCGTGGGTTCCGGTGCGGCTTGTGCGGTGTCGATCTCCGCTGCGACTTCTTGGCTCATGCGAGGGCCTTAGAAAACCTGGTCAACGGGCCAGTACGATTGATAGTACCACTGTACATCAAAGGTTTCAAATCGTCACGTTGCCGTTGGGCAGCGGAACTGGTATTGGCGCGGGGCCAGGAGCGGGGCCAGGCGCGGGGCCAGGCTCAGGCGGCAATTGGTAGTCCACCCACTGCGTTTCACTCTGGCTCCACTTCCACACATAGCCCTCGACCGGCGCAGGCTCCACTGGCCGCACCACCCACCCAGGCGGGCACCACCAGACCGTTTCCTCGCCCTTTCCAGGCACAGGAGGCTCAGGCACCTCCACCCAGCCGGGCGTGCCGTCCGTCTCAGGCTTCGGGATGGAGCCGTTTTTGCTGTAGAGCGTCATAGCGTCGGGAAGGCTGCGGTGGGTGCGGTGAAGTTAGCCGTGTAGCGGGCGTAGCCGTTGGTGATGCGGAGGTCTTGGATGTAGCCAGTAAACAGGTCGGTAATCAAACGGCTAGCACCAACGTACAACGGACTAGTCTGGTTGAAGTCCGTAGAAACAGTGGCAACGCCAGTGTTAACGCCGCCTACATAAATCTTGGTCTGGTTTGTGCCTGTGCCCTCTCGCACAACTGCTACATGCGTCCAAGTGTTTGATGAAAGGACGGCAGAGACAACAGCAGTAGACCCAAAAATAAATTGAATTTCGTCTGAACCGCTTATTTGTATTTGCCACCCAGTATTAGAACCGCCTTTACTTACAAGCGCTTTTGTGACTATTACAGGTGTCGAGGCGTACAACCAAAACTCAACCGTAAACGGCGCAGTGCCGAACCGCAGTTCCGGCTTGTCAATGACAGTCAAATAGTCGCCCGTGCCATCAAACGACATGCTGGTTGGTGACCACTTCGCCTGCGTGGTGCTGACCTGCGCATTGCCCACGGTCTGACCATCGTTGATCGTGGCCGCGTCATAGATGCCTGCGTTGGTGAAGTTCAGCAGCAGGCTGGTGTTGGTGATGGCGGTGAGGGGCGCTGTAGGAACAGTCAGCGTGGTCTGCGTGGGGTCGTAGACCGCTGTGCCTTTGACTGCGCGGAAATTCGACATGTAGCCGAAGTAATAATCTACCAGTGAGTTTCTTGCCGCAATGGTAGTTGTTGCTCCAGTAGAACTGTAGTTTGTACTGTCCGTCTGCGTTGCAATGCGTGAACCGTTTAGATACAACGATCCGGTCGTCCCACTTCTGACGTAAACAACGTGATTCCATTGATTTATGGGTGCGGCAATTCCTTCTAAGACTATTGATCCGTTAAACCAACCTACTAAATTACCACTTCCACTACCGTTAAACCGATACCCAAACGCCCAAGCGTTTGTTACTATGGATGTTCTGGCGTCTACTAAATACATACCCGCCCCACCACTGGCGGCTACCGTTGCATAACTCCAGCATTCAACCGTAAAGTCTCCAGTTCCAAAAGCGAGAGATGTGCTGGGTGCGTATGTAAGGTAATCCCCCGTCCCATCAAAATACCCACTGCCCCCATACGAGGCCGTGCTGTAAGACGCTGGCGGGTTGAACGGCGCGAACTTGCTGATGCGCGTGTCGCCGTTGCGCGTGATGGCAAAGGCGTTGGTGCTGTTGTCAATGAAGCGGTTGTCCTGCAAGCACAGCAGGGATGTGTTCGTGATGGCCGTCAGCGGGGTGGTGGGGGGCGTGAAGGCGGCGGTGTAGACGGCAGTGCCTTTGACAACGCGGAGGTTGGATGTGTAGCCATTTGCGTCGTCTGTAGTTGTATTTGATCTTCCAATCTGCAATGGAGTTGTAGCGTCAGT